GAGCCAGCCGCCCCGCCCGATCGCCCACGGCGCAGGCGAATTGAGCCTGACCCAGTTCTGAACTGCCCCCTTTACCGGAGCCTGCAATGCGCAACGACACCCGCACACACTTCAATGCCTACATCGCCCAGGTCGCCAAACTCAACGGCGTGGAATCGGCTACAGCAACCTTCAACGTCGAGCCGACCATACAGCAACGCCTGGAAACCAAAATTCAGGAGTCCAGCGAATTCCTCAGTCGTATCAACATCATCGGCGTCGACGAACAGGAAAGCGAAAAGGTCGGCCTGGGCGTTGGCAGCACCGTCGCCAGCCGTACCGACACCTCGCAGAAAGCCCGCCAACCGCGCAGCATCGGCACCCTGTCGCCGGACAAGTACAAGACGGAAAAAACCGACTTCGACACCTTTGTCACCTACAAGCAGCTCGACACCTGGGCCAAGTTCAAAGACTTCCAGACTCGCCTGTCCGGCGCCATCGCCCACCGCCAGGCGCTGGACCGCATCCAGATCGGTTTCTACGGCATCGAGGCCGCCAGCCAGACCAATCGCGAAACCCATCCCCAGTTGGAAGACGTGAACATCGGCTGGATGCAGCAATACCGCACTCATGCGCCTGACCGTGTGATGAAAGACGGCAAGGCCCCCGGCCGCATCAGCATCGGCAAAAATGGCGACTTCAAGAACATCGACGCCCTGGTCTATGACGCCATTCAGTTGCTCGACCCGTGGTACCGCCGTCACCCTGGCCTGGTGGTGCTCACCGGACGTGAACTGGTGCATGACAAATTCCTGGCCCTGGTCAACAAGGAACAACCCGCCAGCGAAGCCCTGGCCAGTGACCTGATCATTGCCCAGCGCCGTGTCGGCGGGCTGCCACTGTATGAGGTGCCCTACATTCCCGAAGGCGCCATGCTCATTACTCCATTCGCCAACTTGTCTCTTTACTGGCAGATCGGCGCCCGCCGTCGCTACCTGAAGGAAGAGCCGGAATGGAACCGCATCAGCAACTATGAATCGTCCAACGAAGCCTACGTGGTCGAGGAATATGGCATGGGCTGCCTGCTGGAAAACATAAAACCCGTCGAAGCCCCAGACGAACCCGAGCAGGCCTGACCATATGGCCCTCAGCCTCGCCCAGGCCCATCAACGCCGCATCCGTGCGGCCATGGAAGCCGCCAAGGCCTCGCCATTACAGAGCATGGCCGGCGCGACCGCGTACGAGCACCAGCTCAATCAGTTACTCCAGGACCGTCTGCGCCTCAAGCAGGTGCAGTCCAACCAGGGCAAAGCCGAACTCAAGCGCCAGCTGCTGCCTGATTACGTACCCTATGTTCAGGGCGTGCTGGCGGCGGGTAAAGGCGCTCAGGATGAAGTGATGACCACCGTGATGGTCTGGCGCATCGACGCCGCGGACTACTCCGGCGCACTGGATATAGCCGATTACGTGCTCGCCCATAAGTTGCTGATGCCGGATCGTTTCGAGCGCACTACTGGCTGCCTGGTGGCCGAGGAAATCGCCACAGCTGCCCTCAAGGCGCAAAAGACCGGCGAATCCTTCGACCGCCAGATTCTTCAACGTACCCGGCGCATGACCGACGACCAGGACATGCCCGACGAAGCCCGCGCCAAGCTCTATCTGGCCCTGGGCCGCGCCATGCTGGTCGGCATCGATGCCGACACGCCCGGCGCCCCCGGTCAGCTGCAGGCGGGTATCGACCTGCTCAAGCGCGCCATCGACCTGCATAGCAGCTGCGGCGGCAAAAAGGATCTGGAAAGCGCCGAGCGCTTGCTGAAAAAACACACTGCCAGCGGCAGTTAACCGAGCGTCCCCACGCCCCCCGCCGGCTCGGGGCCTACCGCCAGGCTTTTCCCTGAACGAAAGGCCCCGACCACCGGCGACTATTCACAGAGCACAGCCATGAGCGGATTTATCGCCAGCGGGCCGACTGCCAGCGGCCATATCAACAGCGACCCTTTCTGGCCGTCCATCGACCTGGACGCTTTACGCACCGCCCAACGCATCGACGCCAGTGTCAGCCTGGCTCGGTTGGAAACCGCCGTTGTTGCGGCCGCCATCAACGTCAACCGCGAGCTGATCAAATGGCGCATGGCTCAACAGGCCAAAGGCTACACAACCCTTGCCGACGTCCCCGCTGACTCGATACGTGGCGTCTCGGAACGGGTCGAGCTGTATCTGCGCGCCATCCACACGGCCACCAGTGCCGAAGTCTGCGAACGCTACCGCAGCTACGACAGCACCAAGAGCGGTCGGCAGAACGCCGAAGACCTGACGCCCACCATCGACGAATACCGCCGCGACCAACGCTGGGCCATTCGTGACTTCCTCGGCCAAGCCCGCAGCACCGTGGAATTGATTTGATGGCAACCCTTCGCGCCCAACAAAACGACACGGTGGACGCCATCTGCTGGCGCCATTACGGACGTACCGCAGGCGTCACCGAGTCGGTCCTGCACGCCAATCCCGGCCTGGCCGAACTTGGCCCGATATTGCCTCAGGGCACACTCATCACGCTGCCCGATACTCAGCCAAGCGCGCCGAATCGGCACATGGTGAACCTATGGGACTGACAGGAGCGCCGCCCTATGGCTGACCCGACATCGAGCACCATTGGCGGCCTGCTCGTAGGCCTGGGGCTGACCAGCGCCGTACCGGTTATCGACGGTAATGCCCTGTTCGGCGCGGTCCTCGGCGCCTGGCTCGTGACCAGCATCAAGAAGGACCTCAAGGCCTGGCAGCGGGTCGGCTCGCTGCTGCTGTCATCGGGCGTCGGCTACCTGTTCGCACCTATCGCCTTGAACCTGGCCCCTATGCTGACCAGCGGCGTCGCGGCTTTTACCTGCGCCCTGGTGGTCATTCCGATCAGCATCAAAGCGATGGTCTGGATAGAACGCGCCGACCTGCTCGACATCCTGCGCCGCCTCAGAGGACGTAACTGACATGCCGATCCTGAGCTTTATCGTCCCGCTACTGGCCGCCAGCGCCTACCTGCTCGGCGCGCTACGCCTGGCCTGCTACTGCCGCGGCCAGTCACGCTACCGTCGCAGCGTCTCGCTAATTGCCAGCCTGCTCGGCGCGTCCCTGAGCCTGTGCGGTCTGGAAATCCTGCTGTACAGGCCACCGGTCAGCCCGTGGCACGCGCTCTCCAGCGTACTGATGTGCCTGCTCATCTTTCGCTCCCGGGGCAACGTTGCCGCCCTGATGAGGCCGCGCACATGAATAAGCCCGACAACCTTCGCGCGCATCTGCTGGCCAGCGTGCCCGACCTCAAGCAGAACCCCGAACGCCTGCTGATCTTCATCGACAACGGCAAAATTCGCTGCACCGCAGCAGCCACCCTGTCGTTTGAATATGGCTACCAGTTGCAAATCATCCTGACCGACTTCGCCGGCCATCCGGACAGCGTGATGCTGCCGTTGCTCAGCTGGGTCCGCGAACACCAATCGGAGCTGCTGGCCAACCTCGACAAATCAGCCGAAGGCATCACCTTTGAGGCGGACATCGTCGACCAGAGCAAGGTGGACATGAGCATTTGCCTGGCGTTGACCGAAAGAGTGGTGGTCAAGAAACGTGAAGACGGCCAGTACGACATACGGCACGTCGCCGAACCGCACTACAGCCCGTATGACGAAGTACCGTACACGCCATGACTGACCCGCTCACCGCTTTGGAAGGTTGGGCCGCTCCCGTACTGCGCCAACTGGAACCCGACGCCCGCAATCAGCTGGCACGCAACCTGGCGCGGCAACTGCGCCGCAGCCAACAGCAGCGCATCAGCCGCCAGCTCAACCCGGACGGCACGCCTTTCGTTGCGCGTAAACAACGCGACCTGCGCGGCAAGCAAGGACGTATCAAGCGTAAGGCGGCGATGTTTCGCAAGATTCGCACCGCCCGCCATCTCAAGGCAAAAGGAGATGGTGACGCCATTAGCCTGGGGTTTACCGGGCGGATTGCGCGTATCGCGCGGGTGCACCAGTACGGGCTAAAGGATCGGGCTGAACGTGGGGCCAAGGATGTGAAATATGCCCGACGCAGGGTGCTGGGGTTGACGGATGAGGAGCTGGAGGTGGTTCGGGATGGGTTATTAAGCCATTTGAAAAGCTAGCTTGCGATACAAAGGTAGGACTTTTGCTGGAAATGTATAGGGATATGAGTATACTTATGCCGTCAATGTATACACCGTATACAACCTTCATCTGAGGAGCTATTATGGCATCCCCTGTTTTGTCATTCCGTGTCGAAGAAGGCCTGATTGAGATGCTTGATCAACTCGCCCTCGCTACGGATCGTGATCGTCAGTATCACCTCAAGCGGGCATTGGCCCGATATGTTGAAGCGGAATCCTGGCACGTCAAAGCCGTTGCCGAAGGGCTAGCCGACATCGAGGCAGGAAGAACAACCGCATTGGAAACCGTTAAAGCAAAGTGGGTAGCACGTGCCGCAAATCGAGCTGAGTGATAAAGCTGAAAGCGATCTGGAAGCGATTCATGAGTATTACGCCCCTCTTGTAGGCTACAAACGAGCTGATGCGGTGCTGGGCGAAATTTTCGGCTCGATTGAGCAGCTCGCAACCTTTCCTGGCATGGGACGACAAGCACAAACCCCCGATGTCCGAGAGCTGGTACTCAATCGCTACCCGTTTGTTGTGAACTACATCCTGAAAAGAAATATCGTTTACATCGCTCGAATACTTCATGAGCGTAACGAG